AAACTATTTACTACTCAAGTAACTCCTTATATGTGGGATGTCTTGAATATAGGAGGTAGTGAAGAAATTCACATGACACCAGCTTGCCACGCTGGAATGTTATTTCAAAATTGGAGAGGAACAATGAAATATCGATTTCAGGTTGTTTCTTCTAATTTTCATAAAGGACGTTTGCAAATCCAGTATGATCCTTATGAATCTTTAGAAAATGAATTTAACGTAGCTTATAATAAGATTATTGATATTTCAGAAGAAAAAGATTTTACGGTTGAAATCGGTTGGGGTACCGCTTACCCTTATGCAGATGCGGTTAATCCAGGAACAGCAAGTTTGCCTTTTAGGCGATTTAATTTCGATTTGCCTTTTCCGGATGCCACACCTAGCATACAAAATGGACAATTGTCTGTTTGGATACTGAATGATCTTACAGTACCCAATTCAGCAATTAACAATGATATTCAAGTGAATGTCTTTGTGTCTTGCGGCGATGATATGGAATTCGCCAACCCTACAGATGAATACATGGAAAAATTGGTATATTTTCCTACACCTGTTGTCTCGGACGCTGCTCTTAAGGGCGCTGAAAAGGAAGATAAAGATACTCCTTTGCGTCCTCAGTCTGGTAATACACTTATTGCACCAGATACTGAAGAAACAGAAGAACCTTCTCGTCCTATGGGAGAACAAGCTATGCCTATTATGGGCGCTTCCATTGATCCTTCTGATGGATTGAATTCAATTTGTTTTGGTGAAAAAATTACATCTATTCGAGCTTTGCTTAAAAGATATTCTTTAACCACTACATATGGATGCCCACCAGGTGCGGGTCATTTCTTGTATAGTCGAACATCAATGAATTTTCCTCTTTACAGAGGTTATGCCCCTAATGGAATTCACACAGCTGGAGTTACACCATATAACTTTTATAAGCATACAGTGACAAATCACTTTACACCTTGTTATGAAGGATGGAGAGGTGGTTTGAGACGGAAAGTCGTTAGTTATAATCATAATTTTCGACGAACAGGTCTAATGAGTTCAACTCGTTTGGCTCGACCCGGTGTTCCGCCTACTGAATTTTCAGCACCATTACTCACGAATGATACTCCTGATTATATTGCTGGAGATAATTTACGTTGGTTCAATAGTGGTTTTGCTGGTATGAATATCACACCCACTACCAGTAATCCTACCATGGAAGTTGAATTTCCGTATCATCATCCAGAACGTTTTATTCCAGCAAAATCTAACCAACCTAATTTTGGAGTTGGATTGGAAAAGAATTATTCTAATATTTTGCAAGTTGCCGCTACGGTTGATAACCCAAGTGGTCCTTCTTTCTTGGATTACAACGCTGTTGGTGATGATTTTTCGTTATTCTTTTATACAGGAGTACCGATTATGTATTATGCACCATCCGACCCAAATGCTTAGGGTCAACAAGATCAGTAAGATTAAACTTACTTAATAATAAATACTGTTTTTTAAAGATTTGTACAGTAAACAAATCTCCTTCGGTGACTGAAG